TAATAAAGAATACAATTATGAAAAAGAAACAAAAAAATGGCTATGAACAATTTGCTTCAATAGTCTTAGAAAAAGAAAACTTAATAAATAAGTTAAACAATAAGCAAATTGAAATATTAAAGAAAACAAAAGATAGTAAAGTTAAAACACCTCAAGAAAAGGCAATGTTAACAAGAACTATAAACAATGTACATAAGATATCAAATTATTATGGAATATGAAAAAAATATATTATCAAAGTAGTCAATTAAGATATTATCATAAAAAGAAACTTGAAAAACAAGAAAATGAAAAAATTTCTTATGATACAAAATTATCAATGATTGAAAATGAAATCAAAGATAGAATTAAAGAATTAATAAATGAAAATAAAATAACATTTATACCAACATTAGAAGAGAAGATAAAAAGATGGTATGTTCAAATAGATGATGAACATGATGAAGATATTTTAGAAGCAAATAAAGATGAATATTATAAAGATGAATCTTATAAATGTTCTAAATGTAAAATTATTAAACCAAGAAATGAATTCTATCATAATAGAAAATCAAAGAAAGGTGTTGGATATAGTTGTATAAAATGTGAAAAAGGTATTTGATTATCTTCCCTGTCCTGCATAGGGTTTTTTATATTTCTTTGAACCTTTATTTAAACTATCTTTTTTAGAATGTCTACCTAACGAAGGTTTTGATTTTGCTTTAAATACTTTTTCAACTACTTTAGATTTTGCCATAATTATTTATTAGAATTTTTACCTCTTGATAAGAAATCTGTTAATTGATTAAATAAACTAAAACCAAGAATAAGATTAATATTTTCATCAATTGATTTCATTTCAGTTAATAATATAAATGAACCTATTATTTTATGTAAATCCATTGGTATTTCAAATATAAATAAGTTTGAATAATATATTATAATAATAACTAATATATATATTAATAACTTTGGTATTGTTTGATACATTTTTCTTGATGTAATTGGTATATCTTTTTTCCAAGCATTATATATTGCAAGAATAAAATCTAAGAATACAGCAGAAATAATAACTAAAATAATACCTTTAATTGGAGCAAATACACCAAGTATACTTAACATCAATGTTTCAAATAAAGAAAATAGCTTATTCATTTTAAAAATAAAAACCTCCTAAATTTTTTCTATCACCATTTATAGTTGTATTACAATTTAATGTTGTTGCACTTGGATAATAAGTTGATTTATTTTCAATTAAAAAATCATCAAGCAATGTTTTCATTGCATTTCCTTTATTGTATATATCTTGCCTTAAATATTTTAATTCATCAAGTGTTATTGGTTCAAAATCACCTGGTCCAATTCTTCTTATAAGCCCATTATTAGCGACTTTGACAGAAAGATAAGGGAAAGCCTCATAAATGGTTTGATAAGCCAAATAAGGCTTACAATAGCTTAATAGAATGGAATAATTATTACCTGTGAAACCTGAATTTGTATAACCACTATTTGCATTAAAATTATTAATCAATTCATTATATAAATCATTTCCAAGAGTTGGTCTAAGATAAAAATCTTGAGTTTGATAAATAAAAGAATCCAAATTAATATCAGCAACTAACTGTTGAACAACAGTAGTATTTTTAATATAAGTTGGTGTAATTAATTTAGTTGTAATATTCATTATTGATTAACTACTTCTTGTGTTTGTTGATTATCATTGTTAGTTTGAGTTAAATCATAATTAGTAGGTATAATTTCAATCTTACCTAAATTCCAACCTGAATTATCAAATATTGTATTCAATGAATTTTGAATTGTCATTCTTAAATTATTTATAACAGTTCTATCAAAAAGGTCATATGCAATTTGTATTTCTTGACCTGAAGAAAATGCACCTTGTGATGGTAGACCTCCTATTGAAGGATTTGTAACTTGATGAGCAGTTAAGATAGATTGTTTAATTTGATTCATTTGTTCAATATAAACATTATCTTGCATTATAGGATTTACATATTCAATATCAGGAGCAGTTTCAGCATTTTCACCTGCAACTATTATTACACCACCAGCATTATCAGCACCTTTATATTTTTCTTCAAGTTGTCTTTTAAATAAAGCATAATCTTCATCAGGCATTGATGCTTTTAATTTGATAATCATTGTTGGTGAATAATTATTTAAAAGATTTCTAAGATGAAATAATTGAATTTGATTTTCAGCTAATATAGAAGCCATTGCAGCTTCATAAGATGGTCTTGGATATCTTTCACCTGCTCTTGTATCTTTCATATAAATAAAAGCAGATAAAACATCATTTACATTCTTATTATATATTGGATATTCTTTTTTTCTATTTTCTTTTAATGCAGTATTTCTCCAATCTCTTGAATAAATTACTTTTTGAACATTACCATCTTCATCAATATCAGTTGACATTCTAATACCTGAAAAATCTAAATTATCCAAATGTGCATATTGTCCATCAACACTTTTAGCAACTTTAATTGAAAAACCTCCATACATTACCAAATCAAATGCAACATTTTCAATAATAGTATTTAAATCTTTATTACCATATTTCATATATTCATCAAGGTTCTCTTGATTTTCTACTTTAACACCTTGACCAATAATACCATTAACTTTTGATTTTACAAGTGATTGATGAGTTGGACTACAATAATATGCTTCAAGTAATTGATATGGATAATAGTTGTTAAAACCCCAAAGATAAATATTTCCCATCTTCAATGATTGATTTGATGGTACATATATTTCTTGTGCTATTGAGGTAAAGTATTGTTTATTTTTACTCATATTATTATAAAGTCTATTTCTTTTTGAATTACATCCAAGTTACTATTCTTGCAGTTGCATAATTATCAAATCTTGAATATATATCTGCTCTTTGAATTGATTGTTCACTTATTACATCAATTGAAAATGCATTTGCTGCAATAACTTCAATAAAAAAATCAGCTTCACCAATAGCATTTGGAAATGATGAATCAACATAATTTCCTGTTGCAGGGTCAACAAGTGTAGCATTATCTGCTCTTAATGTAAAAACATAATCAGGTATTAAATCATATTCAATACCATTTTTAAAATGTTTAATTAAAACATTTAAATTTACATATTTTTGGTCAGATGGTCTATGTTCATCAGTTTCAATTGATGCTCTACCAGCTTTTCTTTGAATGTTTAAATCCAATGGATGATTTGAGATGTTGTATAATTTCATATTATTATTTTATTTTAAATTGCAAGACTTACATTTCTATTTAATTCTCTTTGATATTGTTCTACTATTTCACTAAATTTTATTGCTTCACTTTCAGTAAGTCCTGAACCAAATGATGCAAATGCTATTTGTCTAGATGTTGGGTCAACATTATTTCGCCCTAGTATAATATTAGATGTTGCTGATGATAAACTAAATGATGTATGTGCAGAAGTGCCTAAATTAATGGCATTCTTAAAATAAGTTTTAGAAGCTGAAGATGTTCTTGTTATAAGATAAAATCCAAGTGATGTTGTCATTGCCGGACCTGTTAATCCTCCATTATCAGCTAATCTAGCACTAAAACCTGCTGTACCATACCTTGGATAAATAAATAAACCAAAACCAGCAGGAGATGTATTTAAACCTATAATACCACCAAAAGGTTGACCAAAAGTATCATTTGAATCTGTTCTACTATAAACTGATAAATGTATATTATTTGTAATTGAAGAAAAGTTAGATGCTCTTATATTTGTATCCCCACCTCCGGTACTTCCTGTATGTGATATACCACCTGATGAATGTGTTACAGCAGAAAATGTTAATCTATAAGAACTATTTAAATCTTTTGGGTCTTTTAAATTAAATTTATGTGTATCTGCTGTTCCACCAACAAGAGGATAAATAGCAATCATTTTATCCCATAGACCTGTTACTTTTAAATTAATAACAAGATTATCTACAGGAAGTTGAAGTCTAATATTTTTTATATCAGTTGCTTGAAAAAAATCAATACTTTCACTTTGAAAAGTAATTGGAATTACTGTAGCATTTAATGCATTTGTGGTTAAATCAACTAACATTTAATTCAAATATTCCAATGTTGCTTCATTTATTGTTAATGTATTTGTAGCATCTGCTGTTCCAAATTGTGCAGTTACATCAAAAACTTTATCACTTGTTGTATCAATTGTTACAACACCTTGATTATATAATGCATAAACATCAGCAGAACCTGTATGAAATGTAATATCGGAATGTAATAATCCAGCACCAATAACTGTTCCTGAAACACCTTGAGTTCTAACTGTAAAAGTACAATTTATTTCAAATACATTTGGTGTATTAACATTATTTGCAAGTGTTAAAGCTGAAGATGTACAAATAACACTTGAACCAATTTTAACTTTTATATTTAATGTTCCTGCTGCTGAATTTTTAGTTGATATAGTACCATTGGCAGTAAATCTATATTTTTTACCTGTAACAAGATTTGGTGTTAAAGATGTTGATGCTTGTAATGTTGCACTACCAATAATAGATGTACCTGTTGGTATGATAGATGTTTCTGATGTTGTATTTGTTATTGTAGTTGTTGTTACTGAATTAAATACACCAAATGATTGAAAAAATCTTGTTGCAGATAAAGTACCACCTGAAGATACTTCAACAACTCTTTGTCCTGTTGTTGATGTTAAAGTAATATTATTATCTTTAAATATAAAATCAGTTGTAACAGCATTTTTTCTAAATTGTAATCTATCACCTGCTGTCAAATACCAAGTATCTCCATTTACAGGGCTTGAAATCGCTGTAGAAGAGGTTGTAAATCTTAAAGGTGATATTGCAGTTGTTTGAGCAGGAAGAAGCAATCTAGAGGTTGTAGAAGCAGCTACATTAATACCTAATGTACCATTGGTATTATCAGTTTGCAATGAACCTGAGTTTACCATATTTCCTGATGCATCAGTAACGAATACTCTATTTGCAGTATTTGGTCCTCTAAAAGTAATTAAACCATTTGATGCAGCATTAACAACCATACCTGCTGTACCTGATATTGAATTTAATTGTAAATTATTTGATGTAATTGCTGAAATTAATGATACACCACCACCAACAGTTGATGCTGTTGTAAGACCTGTTGATGAACCACCTGTTGCAGCTATTGTAATTAAACCTGTAGAACCTGTTGTTATTGTAACATTTGTTCCTGCTGATAAAGTTCTAAATGCTAATGTAGATGTTGTTGCACTTTGATAAACACTAATTCCACCTCCATTATTTGTTGCACCTGTTATAGTTCCACTACCACCACCAGATGCTGAAGAATTAAATGTTAAAGTATTATTATTTTCAGTTATTGTTATATTTGTACCTGCTGATATAGATTTTTGTATTAAATTACTATTAACTACTGTTCCTGATAACAATAATATATTTGCTGTACCTGCTGATGTTATTCCTGTTATAGCACCTGTTGCTGTTATTGCGGATAATGATATAATTTCTTGAGTTCCATCCTTTGAAACTAATCTTAATGTATTTCCTGATGTAAAACCTGATACAATTTGTTTATTTAAATTTGCATTTACTTTTATAAATGCTTGTCCTACTGTATCTGAACCTGTTATCGATGTAAGTGAATATGCCATATTAATATTATAAAGTTATTTTTTTTAAATCCAACCATCATAATCTTGTACAAGACAAGTTATTGTTAATACATCTGGTTGAATTGAAGTTAATGCAAGGTCATCATAAAATTCTTCACAATTTTGTATTACAGAAGGTGGTATTGGTAATTTTCCTTCAATATATAGAATATAATTATTTGATACTTGATAAATGCTTTTTGGTTTTTGTGATAATTGTTTTATAACAAAACCATTTGCTGTATATTGTTGTATAAATTGTGTATTTTTTGTTGAATCAATAAAAAAAGCTTCATTATTTTTTGTTAATACTAAAAAACTATATTCTTTTTCTTTTAAATTTGATAATTCTATTTTATTTGTTAAATCAATATATGCTACTTCTAAATCTAAAACTGTTTCTTCAAAAGAAAAAGATAAAGTTGATGTTATTCTTGCATTTGTAAATTTAATATTATACCAATCAGTTGGATATATATCTACAATAATATTATTTTCAAAATTAAATGAAGCATTTTTTGTATATCCAATCCATAATTTTTCAATACCTGAATTAAAATATTTACAATATTGAACAAAATTTAAAGCACAACTCTTATCAAGCATATTTATAAATTATTAAAATTAAAATAATTATTTGATATTTTTTTAATATCAACTGAAGATGTTTTAATTAAATCAAATGTTAATGTATTTTGTTCATTTGAAATTTCAAAATTTATATTTCTTAAATTATAACCATTATCATATGGTATAACAGAATCAACCCAACAATTATTATTTTTATCTCTATAAATAATGATAAATTTTTTCTTCTCATTTAAAAATAATGTTAATTCATTTGTTATATCAGATATTGTAATTCTAATTGCTGTTGAATATAACTTTTCATTAACTAAATAATCTGTCTGTATTGTTATTGTATCTACATTAATATTTTGCCAAATTAAATTTGTAAATATATCAATTACTTCATTTGTTGATTGATTAAAATTTATTTCAATATCTGATTGATATTCAGTAATATAAAATACATCAATCTCATTTAAAATATAAATACAATTTTCAATATCTTGATTTATAAAGCAACTCATAATAATATAAAGTAAAAAAAAAGGTCACCCATAAAGAGTGACCATTCTAAGATAATAATATATAATATTAAGGAGTTAAAGGAATACCTACTCCTGTTGCAAGAATCAATTCAAGTTTCTTACCAACACCTGTTAATGTTACAGTAAATCCTGCTTGGTCACCTGCTGCTGCTCCACTATTAAAAGTAAGTACACTTGCTTCAAGACCACCATCATTACCGAATACTAATTTTTGACCACCTTTAGTTTCAACAATTACAGTTACTTTTGCAAGACCTAAATTTTCTAGATTCTCAATAGCTGCTGCACTTGTGCTATCATTTGAAAAAGTTACAGTCTGTAAGAAATACTTTCTACCATTTGCAACCTGCAATTCTGAAGAAACAGAAGCAGTTTCAACATTTGTATCAAATACAAAGAATCCATTTTGACCACTTGTTGCACCTGAAGTAATACCTGTTACAGTATTTATACCATTAGTTCTGTAAGTAATTTGGTCATAGTTAGCAATATAAACTTTACTTATCCCTGCCAAGAAATATTCACAATCTCTTGTTAATCCACCATCAATAAAACATGCCATAATTTTTTATTTTATTTTAATTTTTTTATTTTTAATGGGGAGAGTCATTTACCCTCCCCAAATTTATTGTTTATTAGTTAAGGACAACTACAGCAGCAGAATCAGCATAGTTAGCATCGATTTTGTAATCCATTCTAACTCTGAATTTTCTATCACCTGTAGTACTTCTCATATCAATGACACTTACATTGTTAGCATCTGATTCAAGGTCAGTTCCTAAGAACAAGTTAGAAGCAGAAGTAGCAAAACCTTGAGAAAGACCAAGACCAAGAACAGGAACTATTTCTACTCTTTCATCCCAATAAAGTTTAGTTCCAATTACAGAAGGGTCAGTACTTCTAAGACCATTATAGATACCTAATGCACCAAGTGCTTGAGAATAAAATCCATATGCTTTATTTGATATAAAGATTTTAACATCATTATTAGCCATTGCATTTACAGAAAGAGCATCATATACAGCAGTAATAGCTGAGATAACATTAACAGCAGTAAGAGTAGTTGAAGTAACTTTTACAGCAGAACCATCAGCTTTTGCTCTTGTATAGTAACCATTTACTTGAGTAGTACCTGTTCCAACAAAGATTTGAGTATCGATTTGTGCAGATGCTTTTCTAGCAACATGATTAGCAACAAAATCAAGAAGAGTAGGAGGCATATCTGAATTTGCCATACCTGCTGCCATTTGTGATGCTTGCCACAATTGCTCAAGAGAATCAACACACATTTCCTCCATTACAGAGAATTTAACAGGTGATAAAACCTTGTCAGTTAAAGTTATTGATGCACCATCAACAAAATCGCAAGAAAATGCTTGAACAAGACCGCTATCAGAAGAACCATAAGTAATATTCAAAGTATCTTTGATGCCTGTAAAAATATTACCTACATAGTTACCAGATAGCATTTTGCCACCTAAAATCATTTCCGACAAAATGATTCCAGCTTCACCCTTTTTATAGTCTACACCTGAGACATTAATTGCAAATTTTTCCATTTTATTAATTTTAGTTTTTTAATTATTTATTTAAATTGTTTTTAAGATTTAACTTAATTGCCTCTAATTTAGTTAAAGGTTTTTCATTAATTGGTTTTTCAATTGATTTGAATTTTTCAACACTTGTCTTTAACAAAGTCTGATATTCTTTATTTAGTTTTTCTAAATCTTCAGTTAATTTAGCAACTTGTGCTGCTAATTGAATTTTTTCATTCTGTAATGCTGCAAATTGTTCTGCTGATGCTTCAACACCTGATTCATCAACATTAGTTTCACTTGGTGTAGGTTGAGTTACTTGAGGAACAACTTTACCTTCAGAATCAATGACAAGTTTAGAACCATCCATTAAAGTATATTCACCTTCTGCTAATAGTTCTTTAGTTCCATCCTCCATCATTCTGTAAGCCATCATTGTTTCATCATCGACCTCAATCAATGTGCCATCTTCTAAAGTTAATTCGCTCAATGCAATTTTTGCATCAAACATAAAGCTAACTAAACTTTGTAAAAATCCTTTTTTCATAGTTTTTTATATTTATATAAAGTAATTGTTATTGTTTTTTATGAATTTATTGTTAAACTATTATACCTCTTATTCCAAGAAGTCTTAGTCTATCTATTACATTTTTATTATTATCATAATGTGTATCTATATTCAATGAAGTTATTTTATAGATTTTTCTAATATTAGAACCTGTTGCAAATACTCTATCATTTGGTATTCCAAGTTTTTTTGCCAATGTTAACATATTTAATTTATTATATCTTGCTGATATAATATAAACATCATCTCCTCTTGATAATCTTTCTTTTACAATTTGTTGAATTCTTGGATTTGTTAATGTTTCATCATAATCAAAACTAATTCTTCTAAACTTATCCATGTCAAATAAATTTAATTCCTTTAATTTTGATTCTGCCCATCTTTTACCTGCTAATCCACCCCATAATAGATAACTTATTGTGCCACAGGCTTTTGTATCATCAGGATTATAATAAGTTTCTGCTCTTGAAAGATAAGAATACATTCTTTTAATAGTTTGTATTGAAATCTTTTCTTTATTTGCAAGTTGTTGCGCTCTAACTTTACCAACTAAAGTTGCACAAGAATTATTAACTTCTGCATTAAGTTCAATACCTCTTTTAGCATTATTACTTACTGCATCAGGATAATCATTATATGATTCAAATTTATCTATTTTTCCACTTGTCATAGCAAATTGCGGCTGCTTGGTCATTACTATATCCATTGTTTTTTTCAATTGCAATACATCTTCCTATGTATTCATCCTCACTTTCACCTGCTTTAGGTAATATTACAAAATCTTCTTCATACATTTTATCTTTTTTTGGATGTTTACTTGGTAATAAATCATAATCTGTAGTATATTGTTTATTTTCAGGTCTACCATTTTTTACCAAATATAAATAAGCATTTACTCTTGCATATGCCCATTGTTGTTGAGATGTAACTTTTGGTGACCTTGAAGTATTATATGCACCAACACCTCTCTGATAAACACTTTTTAATTGACCAACAGTAACACCATATCCTAATTTATCTTTATATCTTTCATTGAAGTCATCAGCTTTTTTTTTTAATGCTTCTTCAACTGCTTTTGGAACTTCAGCACCTGTTGATGTACCTGCATTTCCTTTTGCTGTGCCTTCTCCTTTTGGATTTGGATTTGGTGTATTTGAATTAGGTGCTTTTTTACTTGGGTTAATTCCACCTCTTGGACCTACTTCTGCAAAATCAAATAATGATAATACTT